TTGAGTTTAGCGATTGTGTCTGCGTTAGTAATTGCAGATGCCGCTGGTGCGTCACGCAGTGCCTTCTTCTTAGCTACAGACGCAGCCTGTGCTGTGCTGTCGGCGGCTTCTAGTGCCTTCATGTACACAACGTCCTCTGCTGCAAGCAATGGTGTGCGTACTTCACGGATTTTGTCCTTGAAGATTACTTTGGCTGCATCCATGTCTTCAGAGATGACCTTGCCACTTAATGACCATGCACCGCGAAAGTGACGGTCAGATGGAACGGTAGCCGTGGAAGCGTCAATCTGGTTCCCGTCCTTGTCTACGATGTAAGTTGTCGGCATTTTCTGCTCCTTTAAGCTGCCAGTTCATCAGAGATACGCCATGCGTTTCTCCACTCGCGTGTCCCCGGAAGCTGCTCCTTCCGACAGATCACCATCTTCGGGCGGTTGCCCTCGTCCCACGACTGCCACACAGACTGTGGTACATCCTTCTGGATGAGATATTCGATGGCCTCTTCTTCGGTCATCGGCCCCATCGGTTCCGTATTATGCAGCAAATAGCCGCGTGTATGTTTCTTGAAGTCGGGCTGTGCCTCGTCCTTCGCTAATTCCCAGTATACCCAAACCGGCGGCAGTATCCCACCCTGCAAGGCACAGGCCATCCAGTTGGGGTCCGGCACCAGTATCTTGGCGCACTCGTCTACCTTGTCCTCGTACACGACACGATAGTCTGACTGCACACCGTCAAGGTTCTCTTTGGCCCAACAGAGCCTGTCCCATAGATGTGTGCCTTGAAACTCTGGGGTCACTGTCATGCGAGGTCTCCATAACATGAGTGCATAACTAAATCTGCATCCGCTTGGCCTGAACCGTTTCCTGACTCATAAGACGACTGAACATTTACCGTAGACGATGTAGGTAACACGCTTCTTCTTGTTCCAACAGCGTACACATACGCATTCTCGGTACCGTCATCTAATCCAACACTCATCATCACCGTGTAAGTTGCATCAGACATATTGTTTGTGTAACTAGCTTGGTATTCACCGGTTCCTATGTCGCTGACACCGGATTGATTAAAAGAGCCTGTCACGGTATTACCGTCAAAATTAAATCGGTTGTGCGTTTTTGCGCTGCCATTCACCACAAAATTCGTAGCCAGCGAACCCGCAGTTGAATGCGTCAGGGTATCTGCTTTGATTATACCGAATGCCATTATGCGTCCCTATGGTTTCGTCGGCCAAGTGATGCCGGTCAAGTTGCCATCACTGTCGAGGCCGGGAGTCTGAGTAGTGATGTCACGAAGGGCTTGACGGTAAGTAGTCATGGCGTCTGACATAGTTACGTCAGACAGTGCATAGAAGTCTGTATCAGCCAGCTTTCCATTGCGCTGACGGCGAAGTTCCTCCATAGGAGCCGCATTATCAAGCGCCGTCTGCTTGGCGGTAATCTGCGACCACGTTACGCCAAAGTCGTCAGAATTGCTGGACTCAATAGCGGAACCGTTGGCGTCTGCGCCAGTGACCTTGCGGAACATGGCATTGAACTCATCCTCTGTCTTAGGATCACCGCGTAGCACCCACTGTTCGTCAGGGATAAGGGCTACGATTGCGTTTGCTACTGTTGCCATTACATGCTCCTCAATTCACGGCTATTTCTTGGATTATAAATGAACATCTATTTTCGGCTTCTGCGTTGAAATCTATGCTGGTGCAGCCAGCAGACACTTCCTTACCTTGGAACTTGTAAGTGACAGCTAATGTAGTGTTTGGTTGATCAATAAACATAAAAGGAAGCCCTGTATTCACATAGATAGAGCCGCCATTGAAGTCGTATGTGCGAAGGTCAATTACATAAACTTCTGTGCTGTCTCCAGTGAACGACCTCAGTATTCGTGTTCTACCGTGAACATCTACTTGACTAGCGGTTGATTGAATTGCCGCACACAACACCCCACTGAGTTGTATTAGTGAGTTTGCTTTGGTCGGTGTAATCGTCAGAGACATGCCTGAGATGTCTGAATAGGACGTAGTTGAACAAGTAGTAAATGTCGTGGTGCTAGTATGCAAAGTCTGCAAAACAGAATGAGTATCGTTTAGCCCTAAGTCACCGATGGTTGGTGTGTTGCCATTAGAAAGCTGAATTTGATTGACCTTTAGTACGCTACTCACTGGGCAATCTCCATAACCGTTATTGCGCTATAAAATTGACCACCTACATTAATTCTGGTTTGGCCTGAGTTTGCATTTGTTTCCGCATAAAATTGCAACTTGATTGTTTTTGCGTTGGTGTTAGATGCGTCAATAAAATATGACTTTGACGCTCGTTGATATAAGTTTGCTGAACTAGCGCCGCCCGACGTCATACCCAATTCATAAGTAGCACCAGCTCCCTCTATGACCGAACCATCAATGTTCAATTCGTAGCCACCAAAGGCGTTCGTCGCAGTCCGTGTTTGCGTTATTGAAACATCTGTTGAGATGTATAACTTACTATTCGCTTGCTTGGCCGTAAACGTAAAGCTACTTCCCGAAACATCGGACAATGAACTTGATGTGGTCGTAGAAGCGGTATTCCATTTATTATGCGCGACCTGAATTACATGCCCCGGAATAGTCACCCCGTTGCCGCTAGTCTTCTGGTTGATGGTGTCAACAAGAATGGTACTCATGCGAGGTCTCCCGTAACCATAGCCTCTTTATCAGCGTCTTCAAATGAAACTGACCCACTGCTGTAGTAAGAACCTACATGTCGAACATTAACGCTAGATGAGGTTTTACTTTCAGTAAAAAAATCACCATCCCCATCATAAGATATTCCAGCAACAGCGTAATGAACGCTATCAAATGCGTTGGTAAAATTAAGTGTCGTGGTTCCTGTTGAAGCATCAGCCGACGATGAAATGCCAAAGCTGTTGTCTGCTGTACCAAAAGTTGTTGTGCTGATATAAAACGCTTTGATGGTGGTCTGCTTCGTCAGCGTAGCTGCACCGCCGCTGGTGCTTTGGATGGTATCTGCCTTCAACGTACTCATAGCGTCACCAATGTTCCACCGCTTTCAACGGTCAGGGTTACGCCACTGGCTACAGTAAACGGGCCAGTCACGTTTGCGTTCTCAGTTGCAAGGATGGTTATATCAGAGGTCAGGCTCTGTGCATTTGTACGGAACAGCCCACCACCCTTGAAATTGCCTTTGTTCTGATCCGGCGGTGTTACAGACGACGCTGCAACGCCCATGTAGATCACGAAGATGTTACCAGTGCCACTAGACGGCGCTGCGGTGAATGTCAAAGTCGTGCCATCTGGAACGGAAAAAGCATCCACGCTTTCTTGGATAACCCCGTCGACAGATACAAGGATGTCTTCCTGCGTTACCGCTTGGTTCAGGGTGAAGGTCGTAGTCGAGCCGTTACCGTTGAACTCTTGTGTGGCAGTACGCGCCTGAAACTGCGATACAACAGGGTTGCCAATAAACGGCATTAGGTGATCTCCATAATACTCAAGGTCGCATCGATCTTGGCGGCGACACTACAGTCGATCTTCAAGACATCTGTGGTCTGCAAGACGACCTTGTTACCTGCCAGCAGTTCGACAGAAGACCCCGCCGGGATCGGGATGTCCTTGACCAGCAGGACCGTCTCGTTGGTCTCTGTATCAGATGTGTCAGACACAAGCTGCACGTCAGCGGTTATCTGACTTGTGTGTACGTTACACAGCATCAGACCCAAGACCACGCTGGTCGTGCTTGATGGTACGGTGTACAGGGTTAGCGGCGTACCAGCACTCGCTGGCATGGCCGCATTCGTCTTCACTTTGAATGTGTTTGCCATGTTCCTATCCTAGTGCGATTGCCAGTGCGGTTGCGTCGTCAGTTGTTGCAGCCCCTATGTCGGACGCTAGTTCTGATGCAGATCTTCCCTCTATCGAAGTTCCGTTAACACGCAAGAAGTCGTCGTCTGCAACTCCAGACGTAAATACTGGTACATTACCGTTGCTAATGCCCGTGGATAGAGTTGCAGTGGTCGTGATGGTCGTGCCGTTGAGTGTAATGGCGTCCGCTTCTAACGTGCCGTCTACATCTACGTCACCAGAAATATCAAGGCTTGTTGCGGCCACTTCACCTGTTACAGTGATGCCACCGCTAGTCGTCTCCAGCTTTTCATTTCCATTGTGAAACAGCGCAACTTTGCCGCCATCAACAGCGTTAATCATAGTTGCATTATTAGCTGCGTTTCTAATTTGAAGTCGGCTAGTAGGTAGTCTTATGTTTCCGGTTCCGGTGTCTTGGATGTAGCTGTGTGTACCGTCGTGATAAATTTCTAAGTCGCCACCCGTGCCAAAAACAGCCTTCGCATTGTCGGCAAACTCAAGCGCATCGTCGGACTTGTCAAAGACGATGTTGTAGTTGTCGCCTGTAAGGGTAACATCGCCAGTAAACGTACCGCCAGCTAGTGGCATGGCCGCTATGTCAGACAGGACTTCCGAAGCAGAACGACCTTCAATAGCCGTTCCATCAATCCGTAGAAAATCATTGTCAGCAGCACCGCTTGTGAATGTGGCTACATTACCACTAGATATGCCAGAAGACGGTATGTCTGATGTCAAAGCAACTGTGCCGGTGGCATCTGGCAAAGTAATCGTGCGGTCAGCCGTTGGTTCACCTGCCGTCAGCGTAGTTTCGTGGTCATCTGCTGTTGTGCCTTCAAACGTGATGACTTTGCCAGCGTTGAAATGCAGACCAACCTCGTCCATACTCATGATATTGGTGTTGTTAATTCTAAAGAATATGTCCGCATTAGTAGCTGCGTTTAGATATGTGTAACCCTGAGTATGCTGTAAAAGCGCGTAGGTACCCGTACCATTTGAATCAACGTGACTAAATCCAGCGTAGTCATTAAAGCCCATATTACCAATGTGTGCGCGGCCTATTTCAGCAGATGAATCAGTGTCGATTGCGCCATCAGATAGTACAACCTGTCCGGTTGCGTCGGGCAGTGTGATCGTGCGGTCAGCAGTTGCATCAGTAGCAGTGATAATGGTTTCGTGGGCATCCGCAGTTGCGCCTTCCAGCACGATGTTTGACTGCGTCAACAGGTTGCCGGTGACGCCTATGCCGCCCGGTTCAATGCTGTCGATTCCAACATTTACGCTGCTTGCAAAAGTAGAATAGCTGGCACTAGCGTAGCCAACATCGCCCGGATCACTAGCGTCTGCCACACCAGTTTTTAAG